AACTCAAGCGGCGTCGTGTTTGGCAGTCGGCGGGGTGTCCTGAATGTCGCCAGAGACGCCGCGCGCAGTTTCTTTCTCCGAAGAGGCCAGCCTTTCCTCGTCTTCGTCCTGAACGAGAACCGTGACTTCGCCGGTCACGCGATCGACATGATGATGCAGAAAGGCCGGAACGCTGATCGCGATCGGAGCGCCCGCGCCGCTATCCCTGCGCACGACATGACTCTCATGGACCGCGACCCACTTGGGCCATTCCTGAAACGCCGCTTTCGACGCTGGTTTCGGCACGAGGCCTACGGGATGGCCTGATTCCTTGTCGATCATCAAACCAGTTTCCGGGTCGATTTTGTGCTGTTCGGGGTTGAAAACCATGCGCATTGCTCCTGTTCAATCCAGAAAGTCAAGCAGTTGCTACCCTAGGGCGTCACGTCCGCAACTTGGCAAATCCATTCTGGCCTAGGCACGCCGGAGCCGAACAGGATGTCTAACCTGTCTATTGGTTGGTCTGTACTTGGCTCGTAGCAGACGAGACTTCGCATGCTCAAACTGTCGTAATTGTGCCGCGCCGCCGCGATGACGCCCTTTTCGTTGGGCGGAATCCACAACGGGGCGACGACCAGCGTGATCGCGTCAGGCGCATAGGCCAGATTCTCGCGATAGGTCGTGCTGGCGTTGGCGAACGGCGTGACCGTGGCGTTGTTCGCCGGACTCGCCGTGACGGTCTGGTATTGCTGCGGGGTATAGGGCAGTCCGGCGTAGGGGACTGCACTTGCGGGAGGGATCAGCGGCGGATAGAAATTGATGACCGTGCCCCCAGCGGCGACGTTCTGCAACGCGACGAACTGCGCGAGCGAGCCGAGATTCGAGAACATCGTCCGGTTGACGGCATTCACTCCGGCGATCGTAAAGACGTCGCCCGCATTGATCGTTCCGGTAATCGCATTCACCGTCAGGGATTGTCCGGACTGCCCCGCTCCGTTCACTGTGCATGACGCCATCGAGCCCGTCGTGTGCGAAACGACCGATTGATCCTCGAACCAGCGGAATTGCAGCGCCTCATACATCATGGCGCTGTTAAACTGCTTCGAGATGCTGTCGACCGGATTCAGCAGGCCGCGCAGCGCTTGCTGAACGCGCGCGTCGGAGCGCGGCGCCAGCACGATCTTGCGCATGCCCCTCTCGCCGAAGTTTGGCGCGCTGTTCTCCTCCAAAATCGCGCGGGCGAGCGCGAACGGCGCGTCGTTGACCCCGAGGATATTGTTGTTCGCGTCGACGTTCGCGGTGATGTTGCGGACCGAATTGGCCGTGTTGACCATGACCTGGACCGCGACGTTCGCCGCCAGCGCGTTGACGCGCGGCAGAACGATGCGCTCCATGTAGTCGTCGATGTCGAGGGTGGTTTCCGCCGAAGTGAAGGCGACGTCGACATGACGCTGAGTCGCGACGGTGAGCAGGAACTGTTGCTCCGTCGTGTCCTGGATCGAAATGCCGGGGCCGTCGGTCACGGTGTACTGATTGGCATAGCGAATACGGAGCTGCGCGCCGATCTTGGCGCCTTCGATGCCGAATTGATCTTCGAACTGGCGTGCGATGTTTTGGATGAAATAGTTTGTGTTCAAAAACATCCGGATTGAATACCGGGTGATCATGCTTGGCGTGAGGATGTTATTGGCCATCGGGATGGCTCCTGAAAGAATTGCGCCATCTCCAAGGCGCGTGGAAGGGGGAGCGATACGACGATCGCGGTTAACGTCCACTTCCCGAAGCGGACATCGATGACGGGTATGGCCTAAGCCAACGTGCTTTTAACGCGGTTCCGAGCGCGTAGGACGGGGCGCCGTCCCATGATGATCCCAAATCGCCATTTGGAACCCGCTGCTTATTTCCGGTCTATCGAACAGCGCGGCGTTTCGCCATGGTCTCGTTGAAACCCGTGGTGAACTCCTCGTCGCTCGCCTCATCGGAGCGCCAGTCGACCGGAGGTTTCGTCGTCGTGGCGGCGAGGCTGGGAGCGGGCGCCGGGGCTTTGCTGACGCCTTTGGCCGGTGTCGCCGCGGGCGCTGCTGCAAGGGCGCTGGCTGGCGCCGCCGGGGTCGGCGTGGGCGCTGCCGCAGGTTTGGACGCCATGGTCATTCTCACGATCTCCGCGATGCGCTGCCGGGAATTCATCTTGGCCAAAGAGCCAGCTTTCTCCAAGTCCTTGGACAAAGTTTCGAGGATGACATGCGCATTGGCCTTGTCGGCCCCGAGCACGTCTGCGATGAAATCGTCGTTGGTCGCCTCGACCGCCTCCAGTTTGGCGAGAGCGTCGACAAATCCCGCTCCGAATTGACTCAGGCCTCGATTGCGCACTTCCAACGTGTCCTCGTAAAAACGCTGCTGCGCGGCGGCGGCATTGATTTCCGCTTGGCGGTTCGGATCGGCGTTTGTGCGCTGCGGCTGCGGCGGCGAGGGCGCAGGCGCCGGGTCGCCGGGCTTGTGATTGGCTTGCAGGCGCTGTGCGAGCGCCTCGGCGTCGCTTCTGGCGCGCGCTTCATTCTCTGCTCGTTGTTCGGCCTGTCGGCGTTTGTTGCTTTCCTCGGCAATGCGCTTGAGCGCCCAGGCGGGAACATCCTTGTGCTCGGCTGGCGCTCCCTCCGTCGGGGGCGGGGTCGGCTCCGCAGGCTCCGAAACAACAGCGGCCGGATCACTTGGCGCGGAATCGCCGCTGGGCGCGCCTTCTCCGGGAGCCTGCCAAAATGGCAGCGCATATTTGTCTAGATGCATGACTTTCCTCAGTGCAGCATGTTGTTGATCTTCGCCGCTCCGTTGCGCAGCGCAGCGCGCAGATTCGGCCGCTTGCCAAATTTGTCGATGATCAGCCGATTCTCGCGCCTGTCGCCCTCGAACTGTTGCGTGTTCGGGATGATCTGGAGCCGCGTATCGGCCTCTTCGCCCTTGGCCATCATCGCCTGCAGGATCAATGCCTGCGACATTCTCTCAGCATCGGCCCGCGGCGTCTTCGGATGGGCGAGACGCGCAACATACATGATCCGCGCCGCTTCGATGAAGTTTTTCCACTCGCTTTCAGCGAAATCGTATTCGTTCGGCCAGTTGATCCGGAACTTCTCGCTGCGCTCCATATTGTGGAACTCGCCGGCGATTTGCTTGGCGTCCTCATAAAGCATGCGGACGATGTCGCCGGCCTGCTTAGGCGTGAGATTGACGCCGTTGATCGGGATGGCTTTCATGGAAATCTCACGCTGATCATGCCGCCCATCGACCAATTCCGGTTGGGCGGTGCTGTGACCGCGGCGAGACGCTCCCGCAACGCAATCGAATGCGCGGCCAATTCGTCGATCTGCGCGGCCTGCGTCAAAATCTGGCGATGGGCGATTTCGATCTCCCGCGCCGCCATTTCAAGCGCCGAACGATCAGCGGCGCGCAATCCCTTCGCATCGGCCGCGATGATGCGGAGATTGGCGCACAATTCGGAGGAATGCAATTCCTCGACGATCTGCGGAGGGATGTTCATTTCTTCTTGCCGCCCTTCACGACGCCTTTGATCGTGCCTTTGTTCTCGCTCGCATAGAAGACGCGCGCGCCTTTCTTGGCCCCGTATTCCTTGGTCATCGCGCTCTTGATTTCCTTGCCCTTCTTATTGAGCGGCACCGTTGCCTCCCAGCGGCTGCAACTGCGCAGCATTCTCGTCGATGATCATCTGCATGCTCGTATCGTGCGACTTGGCCAGCAATTCGTGCTCCAGCATCGCCTTGTCCTTATCCGAAAGCATGGTCCGCGTCAAAAATTCCAGCGTGACTTTCAACCGATCCGTATCGGCGCGCCACGCCTCGATGTCGCGCTTTTCGTCCTTGCCCTTGAGCGCCAGTTCCTTGATCGCCAGCTTCTGGACCAGTTCGGCGTTGAGCGCGGTCAGGCGCTGCATCTGCTGCTGGAGGGCCAGCATCTGGGGCTCGGCGTTGTCGTTGAACAGATACGGCTTCAGCGCCTCGATTTCCTTGCGCAACCGTTCGGCGATCTTGTCGGCGCCAGGGAAATCGCCATATTTGAACAGCAAATCGCCAATGACGCCGGCCAATTCCTTGTTGTTTTGCAGGATCGCCGTCATGGCGTCCCACGCCTCCTCGCGTTGCGTGTCGTAATCCGGCCCCGGATCGGAAGCGCATTCGTATTGGCCGAGCTTCGGATTGAACGCTAGCCGCGCGGCCTCTTCGTCGTCCTTTTCAGCCTGGAGCTCCTCGACGGCAGTCTGCTGCTTCGGATTGATCAAAATCCAGCTTTTCTCTCCATCGTCTCCGATGACATGCAACGCGCGCCGCGTATCATAGATTTTTGGATAGAGATCAAGCAGTAGCGTCCCAATCGCGCGGAGCATGTCCGCTTTGTGCTCCGGAAAGTGATAAGTCGCCGTTTCGCCTTGTTGCTGCCGTTGCCCGATCGCCTTTCCCGACGCCGCAGATTGTGTGTCGTTCTCCCCCATTTGAGCCTGAAATTGGCCCGAGATCATCATCATTTGGCGTTCCGATGTCTCCATCACCGCCATGCTCGCCGGGCTGGCCTGGGGCGGATCGATGCGCTGC